GGTCTTCAAGGTGTCACCGGTCCAACAGGCCCAACTGGTCTCCAAGGTGTCACCGGTCCAACAGGCCCAACTGGTCTCCAAGGTGTCACCGGTCCAACAGGCCCAACTGGTCTCCAAGGTGTCACCGGCCCGACCGGTCCAACCGGCCCAACAGGCGCAGCCTCAGCCGTAGCTGGCCCTACTGGCCCGACCGGTCCTACCGGCACACAAGGCAACGTCGGCCCGACTGGTCCTACTGGCACACAGGGCAACGTCGGCCCGACCGGTCCTACCGGCACACAGGGCAACGTCGGCCCGACCGGACCTACCGGTCCTACCGGCGCAGCCTCAGCCGTAGCTGGCCCTACTGGCCCGACCGGACCCACTGGCCCTACGGGTGCGGCTTCAGCCGTAGCTGGTCCCACAGGTCCCACCGGGCCGACGGGGACCACTGGCCCGAACAGCCTAACGATTGCCAGCACAACGATTACCAGCGGTAATACCACCCGCCTTCTGTACGACAGTTCTGCTGTTGTTCAGGAAACTACAACAGGCATCACAACTGACGGCACAAAGCTGACATTGGCTGGTTCTACAAGTTCACTTGCGGCACTGATTACCAATGCTCAAGAACCTGCAACGGTTTCTGCGACTGCCGCGACAGGCACGATCAATTACGATATCACGACCCAAAGCGTCATCTATTATACCAGTAACGCTAGTGCCAACTGGACCGTTAACTTCCGTGCTTCATCTGGCACTGCTTTAGCTGCGTCCATGACTTCTGGGCAGGCCGTGACGGCAGTGTTTGCCGTAACGCAAGGAACAACAGCTTACTACAACAACAGCATCACGATTGGCACAGCAACCGTAAACGTGAAATATCAAGGCGGCACGGCTTGGACTGCTGGGAACGTAAGCGGTATTGATATTTACACTTACGCGATTGTCAAAACATCAGATGTAAGCAACGGAACATTTACAGTGTTTGCTTCTCAAACAAAATTTGCGTAATGATCCCTAATGTTGTCCATTTCATTTACTTTAATGGACCCAACTCACGCGAGTTTGGTTATATAAACTATCTGGCTATACGCACGGCTTACGAAGTTCAGAAGCCAGATGCGTTATATCTCTATTACAACACCGAACCAGTGGGTAATCCGCACTGGGATCGTATGAAGCAATACGCAACCCTTGTTCAGATTGATCCGCCCAAGGAATTTATGGGCGTTGATTTGCCTTATGTTCAGTATCAAGCCGACGTCGTTCGCCTTCAAAAATTGTTTATCCACGGCGGCATCTACTTGGATACAGATGTCTTGATGCTGAAGCCGCTAACACCATTAATGGACCGGCGCTGCGTTATGGGTGCGGAAGGCTATGTGGACCATGTTCCTGATCTGCATACGACTGATGTAAGCAAGATTGGCTCTATCAGTAACGCCGTAATCATGGTTGAGCGGTTTTCGGCCTTCATCCGCGACTGGTTGACGGATGTGCCTGATGCACTGAAGACCGGCGTGTGGGCCTATCATGCCGTTACGTTGCCGTTTGAGATGTATAAGGCTGATACCAGCCGTTTTGACCTTCAAGAAGTTGAGGTTTTTGTGCCTTTTGACTTCCGAAACACCTACATTTTCGGCAATAATCATGATGATTTGGGCCGTTTAGATGGGTCTTATACGGTCCATTTGTGGGAAACCATCTGGAAAGATGAGCTTCGGCAGATCAACGACAACTATTTACTCACTAAGGAGAATTTGTTCACGCACCTTTTTGGTAAGTACGCACAACATTTGACTTAATAATCTTAGTATTGAAATGGTTTATTGAAATGACAACAAATGAAGATTGCAGCAAATACCCTTTCTTAAAAGACATCAGATTTGTCGGGGACTTAAGTTTACAAGACGCCAATATTCTTTCAGAGATTTCTAAAAACGCGGATGTTCTTGAGTTTGGATCGGGCGGAAGTACCCAAATCTTCGCTCAATGTGCCAACACAATAGTTAGTGTTGAGACAGAGCTTCTATGGATTGATAAGACCAAGAAGAACTTAAATTTGTTAGGAGCGTATGCTCAAACAAAGTTTGTTTCGTATGATCTTTTCAAACCTACAGGCAAATATGATGTCATTTTTGTTGACGGTGTTTTAGGCAAAAGATTGGCATTTGCCACAGATACTTGGTCTTTGTTAAAAACCAGCGGCAAAATGGTTTTCCACGACACGAGGCACTTTGAAAATTTCAAGGAAGTTGCATGGATAATGCAGTTGTACTTCAAAGAAGTTTCTCGCGTTGAAATTAACTATAACGATAGCAACCTTACGATTGTTCAAAAGCGCGAACCATTGGAATACATCAATTGGAATAACGAAGAGAACAAACCGAAGTGGGCTTATGGAATTGAAGAGAAACCAGAAGGAATTGAATTGTGGAAAATAAACAATTGAAGATTTGCGTATACGCAATCAGCAAGAACGAAGAGCAGTTTGTAGAACGCTGGGCTAACTCGGCTAAAGATGCTGACTTGCTGCTGATTGCCGACACCGGCTCGACAGACGGCATGGTGGAACTGGCCCGCAAGAACAGCGTTGTGGTCCACGACATCTGCATCACACCGTGGCGCTTTGACCATGCCAGAAACGCATCCCTGGCCCTGATCCCCAAAGACATTGACGTTTGCGTCAGCTTGGACCTGGACGAGATCATGGAACCCGGCTGGCGTGAGGAGATTGAGCGGGTCTGGGAAAAGGGCAAAAGCACCCGCCTCCGGTACTACTTTGACTGGGGCTGCGGCATCAAGTTTATGTACGAGAAAATCCATGCCCGACACGGCTACCATTGGCACCACCCGTGCCATGAGTACCCCCGCCCAGATGGCCGAATTACAGAGGTCTGGGCCTACACCAATATGCTGCTGGTAAGCCATCATCCTGACCCCACCAAGAGCCGGGGGCAGTACATTGACCTGCTGGAGTTGTCGGTCAAAGAAGACCCGTTTTGCCCGCGTAATGCCTTCTATTATGCCCGTGAACTGTCATTTCATGGCAAATGGCATGAGGCCATTGCAGCCTGCAAAAGCTATCTAAATCTGCCAAATGCAACGTGGATGAACGAGCGTTGCTATGCCTTGCGGGTAATGGGGAAGTGTCATCAGGAAGTGGGTGATTGGAAAGCGGCTGAGAACGCTTTTCACATGGCCTGTATTGAGGCCCCTAATACCCGTGAGCCGTGGTGTGAATTGGCCCTTCTGATGTACCGGCAAAAGCGTTGGGCGGAGTGTTTTGCCTTCTCCATGAGAGCATTGCAGATTACAAGCCGGGAAATGGTGTATACTTGTGATCCTACAGTTTGGGAGCATTGGCCCCATGACCTTGCCAGCATTTCGGCTTGGCATTTGGGTATGAAAGATATTTCTGTTGGACAAGCTAAGTTGGCGGTGGAAAAATCGCCTAACGATTTACGTCTGCAAGCTAACTTGAAGCTGTTTCTGGGCGAAGAACAAAAGGCTGCTTAACGATGCCTCTTATCAGCACTCGCGGTTCAATATCGGCCCTAGCCTTTGGCATTTTTGCCAAATCGGGTAATCCTCCTCCTACCATCGAATACCTTGTTGTCGCGGGCGGTGGTGGTTCCGCAGGTAATAGAGGCGGCGGCGGCGGCGGCGGCGGGTTCCGTACTGGCACAGGGCTGTCTGTCACGGCGGGCAATTCGTACACAGTCACCGTTGGTGGTGGTGGTACAGGCGGGTCTGGAATTGCAGCCCCATATACTTCTGGAACGCAAGGAAACTCTAGTGTTTTTAGCTCAATAACGTCTGCTGGAGGTGGATATTCTGGAAATGTCAACCCTGGCGCAGCGCCGGGGAGCGGTGGATCAGGCGGAGGTGCAACCGCAGGACAACCCGCTGGTGCCGGTAACACACCATCCGTTTCCCCGTCGCAAGGCAGCAACGGCGGCGGCGCGGGTGGCGGTGGGCCAAATTATGGTGCTGGCGGCGGCGGTGGTGCTGGCGCAGTAGGAACCACTGGGACAAATGTTTCTGGCGGTAATGGCGGTGCAGGAACGGCATCTAGCCTGTCTGGTGGCAGCGTAACGTATGCGGGCGGCGGCGGCGGAGGGACTTACGCAGGAGGCACTGTTGGGACGGGTGGTTCTGGCGGCGGCGGAAATGCCGGAGCCTCCAGTCCTGGAAGTCAAGGAGCGGCTGACGGCGTAGCTGGCACAACCAACACAGGCGGCGGCGGCGGAGGAGGAAGTTCAGATGGCCCTCAAACATTTGTTGGAGTGGGCGGAAACGGCGGCTCCGGCATCGTTATTATTCGTTACGCTGACACATATTCCGCAGCCGCATCTACGACAGGTTCGCCCACGATTACCGTCGCGGGTGGCTATCGCGTGTATAAATGGACCGGCCTTGGGACCATCACGTTTTGATTACGCACAACCTATTTCCAACGCCCGTAGCGTTCCTTGAGCTAGGCCGCGAGTTTAGCGAAGAGGAAACCGACTTCCTGCTGAACCTTGAGCAGAAGCCCAACGACGGCAACACGACCAGCAAAGAGCGTCATCTACTAGACGACCCTAAGCTGGCTTCGTTGCGTGAGTTTGTGGACGCTTCGGTTGCTTCGTACTTTAAGGAAATCTACAGCCCGAAGAACGAAGTCAGTCTCCGCATTACGCAGTCCTGGGTGAACTACACCAAGCCGGGGCAGTGGCACCACAAACATGCCCACCCGAACTCGTTCATCAGCGGCGTGTTCTACATTAAGGCCAACAAAGAGACTGACCGTATTCACTTCTTTAAAGACGGCTACCAGCAGATCAAACTGCCGGTAGATCAGTTCAATTTGTACAATTCAGAAAGCTGGTGGTTGCCGGTTGGAACTGGTGAACTGATCCTGTTCCCGTCCTCTTTTACACACATGGTCGAGGCTGTAAAAGGCGAAGACCTGCGCGTTAGTATGTCGTTCAACACCTTCCCGGTTGGCTACGTCGGAGACGACGACAGCCTCACCGGCTTGCATTTGTAGGATCAGGCACATGGCCCATTTCGCTGAACTAGATGCTGATAACATGGTTAAACGTGTGATCGTTGTCGGCAACTCCGACACCGCCGACGCGAGCGGCGTGGAGAAAGAGTACATTGGTGCAGCTTTCTGCGAACGCCTGCTAGGCGGCACATGGAAGCAGACCAGCTACAACGGCAATATTCGCAAACGTTACGCCGGTATTGGCTACACCTACGACGCTGGCCTGGATGCGTTCATCACCCCACAGCCGTACCCGTCCTGGGCGCTGGATGCCAACGCAGACTGGCAAGCCCCGGTGCCGATGCCGACCGACGGCAAGATGTACCGTTGGGATGAAAATACGCTATCTTGGGTAGAGACAACTATCCCCGGAGTTTAATTAGCAATGGACGACACCAGCGCGACAATTGGCGGACTTTTGGCGCGTATGGAACGTGTTGAAAAAGAACTTGATGCTTTAAAGACCGGCCAACATGAGATTTTGTCCATCCTTAATCAGGCTCAGGGCGGTTGGAAACTTGTGGTATATGTAGGGTCTTCGGCGGCTGCTGCGGTTGGTATCGCCGCTGTCGCCTTTAAGGCGTTCTGGGGGCATCAATGACCACCGGTTTATCCTATGATGGCTCTGTAAATGGTACAAATAGCTATATTCAGCAAATAGCTACGTTAGCGGTCGTTGATGTGTCCGACCCTAATTATCTGATTATTCTGCCTCAGATGCTTACTTATGCTGAAAATCGGATGTACCGTGATTTAGATTTTCTAAGCACCGTCACAACTAATTCCAATTATATAACAACACCTTCCGTGCCGACCGTAGCCGTGTCTGTTTCTGATTTTGTAACATTGCAACAGGTCAATGTTATTACGCCTGTGGGCCAAAATGTCCCAAATAATGGCACTCGTAACCCGCTTCTGCCTGCTACTAAAGAGTTTTTGAATTTGGTCTATCCAAGCAGCAGTAGTGCCGCGTTGCCTGTGTACTTTGCGATGCTTAACCAGAATACGATCATCTTAGGCCCTTGGCCGAACGCTACCTATACGCTGGAACTGGTTGGCACTTACAGGCCAGATTCGTTGTCAGCCACCAATACAACGACGTTCATCAGCTTGTATCTGCCCGACCTATTGATCATGGCAAGTATGATCTATGCCAGCGGCTACCAGCGCAATTTTGGTCGCGCTAATGATGATCCTCAGATGGCCGTAACATACGAAAGCCAATACAAGGCGCTTCTCCAAAGCGCGATGGTTGAAGAAGCCCGCAAGAAGTTCCAAAGCAGTGCTTGGGCATCTATGTCGCCTGCTACGGTTGCCTCTCCTACTAGGGGTTAAAAAATGCCCCATGTTTCCTTAAAACTTATCCCAGGCGTTAATCAGAACAAAACGCCAGCATTGAACGAAGCGGCGATTTCATATTCGCAGTTGATTCGTTTTATTCCCGATGCTCAAGGCATTGGACTACCCCAAAAATTAGGTGGGTGGCTTAAGTTTTTTCCTAACGCGATAGGTTCTATTGTTCGCAGTCTTTGGGCTTGGACAGATATAAATGACATATCTCATCTTGCGCTTGGAGCAGAAGCGTCTTTAGACGTTATTACAAATGGAAGCATTAACGTTATTACGCCATTAACTTTTACTGATAATGTCCCAGTAAAAGTTGAAACTGTTCAAGGTTCATCAGTTGTAATTATTACAGATGGCGGAGCTTTTACAGAAACAACAACCGCCGCAAGTGGCACGGGATTATTTGCAACACTTACATTTACTGGGCCTCATACATTTGCAGTTGGAACCAGCATAACAGTCAGCGGAGTTGTCCCTTCAGGATATAACGGCACATATGTTGTTTCTTCATCAACGACAACATCAGTTACTTTTTCTAGTACCGTTACTGGGGTTCAAACAACCCCTGGTACCATTACAAATTCCAGCAACGTTTCTAGTTCTGATTCCGTTGATATCGTTACGCCAATTGCAGTTGGTGGACTGGTGTTGTTTGGTCTTTATCAATGCACGGCCATCAATTCATTGACTTACAGCATTGTGGCTAGAAACACTCTTGGCAATCCTGAAAACGCCACTTTTACAACATCTACCATTACCGTTACCGGGGCTTCTGGGGATGGGACCACAGCAGTTTTAACCTTTTCGGCAATTGCTGCTGCCAACGTTCCAGCAGTAGGCTCTTACGTTACAGTTACGGGCGTTGTCCCTGACGGTTATAACGGCTCTTTTATTGTAACTGCCTCAACCACAACTTCTCTTTCATATAAGATTACTTTTTCTACTGGATATACTTCCGGTGGTCTCATAAAAGACTATGGAACTGTACCGCTTTTCTCAACCGTTAGCGGGGTTTCTACCGTAACTGTAATTTTACCAAGTCATGGTTACGGTGTTGATGACACTTTCTCGCTCTTAGTTTCGTTAACGCTCAACGGAATTACTTTATACGGGAACTATGCTGTTCAATCTGTTTTGAACAGTTACAGCTTTACTATCCAAGCCAGTACAATTGCCAACGCAACATCTACAGACCCAACTCCACTTAACAGCGGGAACGCTCGATACAAATATTATGTTGGCTTATCTCAACCGCTTGCGGGAGTTGGTTTTGGATTAGGTGCGTTTGGAGCGGGTTATTTTGGGTTTGGTGTTGTACCGGCAAGCACTACCGGAACTCCCATAACTGCTTCTGATTGGTCTCTTGATAACTGGGGCAGCATTTTAATTGCAAGCCCCGTTAATACAAATGGTACAGGCGGACCAATATATACTTGGAACCCAACTTCTAATCAGCAGAACGCTACGATTATTCCTCAAGCTCCGATTTCAAACGATGGCATTTTTGTCGCAATGCCTCAACGTCAAATCATTGCTTGGGGGTCAACCTTTAACGGTATTCAAGACCCGCTTCTGATCCGTTGGTGCGACGTTGAAAACTATAACGTTTGGATTGCACAAGTTCAGAACCAAGCAGGTTCTTTTCGTATTCCAAAAGGATCAAAAATTGTTGGATGCCTTCAGTCCGCTCAACAAGGTTTGGTTTGGACTGATTTGGCTGTCTGGGCCATGCAATACATTGGTCAACCGTATGTCTACAGCTTCAACGAAATTGGCACAGGTTGCGGCCTAATTTCCAGAAAAGCGGCTTGTTCAATGAACGGAACTGTTTTTTGGATGAGCCAATCACAGTTTTATCAACTTTCTGGCAACGGAATTTCAGTAATTTACTGCCCAGTATGGGACGTTATTTTCCAAGACCTAGATACCACACATCTTCAGAAAATCCGTGTGGCTCCTAATTCTAGGTTTGGTGAAGTTACTTGGTATTACCCGACCATTAGTAATGGCGGAGAGATCAATGCTTACGTTAAGTACAACGCAAATCTACAACAATGGGACTACGGCACCCTTGGCAGAACGGCATGGATCAATCAGTCCGTGCTTGGTGCTCCAATAGGCGCTGGGCAAGACCCTTCATCTGGCTCTGAATACATTTATCAGCATGAGTTTTTGCAATCCACTCAGACGGCTTGCTTCAATGCTGATACGCAGCCAATGAACTCTTATTTTCAGACTGGGTTCTTTGTCTTAACTGAAGCCACAGAAAAAATGTTTGTTGATCAAATTTGGCCTGATATGAGATGGGGCTTCTTTGATGGTCAATACAATGGTGGAGCTTCTTATCAGACTCCAACAGCAACCGTTCTAATGACTTTCTATGTTTGTGATTATCCTGGTCAAACGCCCATAACCTATGGGCCATTTACCATGACCCAGGCTACGACGTTTTTGACTCCGCGTTTCCGTGGCCGTTTAGTTTCAATTAAGATCGAAAGTAACGACATCAACACATTTTGGCGGCTTGGTAACATCAGGTACCGTCTACAGCCAGATGGGAGATTTTAATGGCTTCATTAGATGATCTATTAACAGCCACTAAGAACATCGTTACTGCTCTAAACGGTATAAACACGACGTTCCAAGGCATTGCGTCTTCTACAGTTATATTAGTTGGCCCAACAGGACCGACAGGGTCTGCATCATCAGTGCTGGGGCCGACAGGTCCTACCGGTTATGGCCCAACCGGACCGACAGGAACGACAGGACCCACAGGGCCTTCTGGTGGTCCTATTGGCCCAACAGGACCTACTGGCTATGGCCCAACAGGACCTACAGGACCTACAGGACCAACGGGGCCGTAAACAAACATATCGTTACCTATTATTTTAACTAATACCGTGATAAATTTGCTTTTCTCGGAGCTAAACATGCCCCTTAAACACGGAAAATCGCAAAAAACGATCTCGTCTAATATTAGCGAGATGGTTCAGGCTGGGCATCCGCACAAGCAGGCTATTGCTGCGGCGCTGAATATAGCGCGGCAATTTAAAGCTGCCGGTGGCGGTCTTTATGCAAATATCCAGGCAAAACGACAGCGTATTGCTGATGGATCACATGAACGTATGCGGAAACCCGGCACAAAGGGTGCGCCTACAGCGCAATCCTTTGAAGATGCCGCCCGCACCGCCAAAGCGCACGGAGGGCTAAGCTTCTCCCCCAAGAAGCAAGCAGCCATGCCCCGAGCCTTTCGTGCGCCCAAGGCCACTAAAATCCATGTAGGACCGATCCATAGCCCCGTAGCGGGCCGTACCGACCATCTGCCAATGCATGTCGCCAGCGGATCATATGTGATCCCGGCGGACATCATTTCGGCCATGGGCGAAGGCAACACCATGGCGGGCTTTAGGGTCGCCAAGAACATCTTTTCCCAGCCGTTTTACGGCAGCGGCACACCTTACGGCGCAAGCGGACTGCCTTACGGTGCGTCTGCCCCCCATAAGGCCGAGGGCGGAGAAGTGAATACTGTGCCCATTGTGGCGGCAGGCGGCGAATACGTCATCCATCCCAGAGACGTTGTTAAGATTGGAAGCGGCTCTCTGGATGACGGCCATAAAATCCTTGATCACTTTGTATTGCAGATGCGGAAAAAAACCGTAAAAACATTGAAAAACCTTCCGGGGCCAAAGAAAAACTAATGGAAACTGAAACGCAAGTTCGAGTTGGAACGCCAGACGATATCCACGACATGATGGATATTGCTAAAATGTTTTTTGATGAAAACGTTTTTGTTAGCGCCAGCCAAAATAAAATTCTTCAAGAGATATGGTCCGCTTTAAACCTTGATAATGGGTTGATGGGGATCATTGGCAATCCTGGTCAACGGGCAGAAGGCGCTGTCCTTCTTCGTACTGGTCAGATGTGGTATTCGGATGATACGGTTCTTGAAGAAAAGTTTGTTTTTATTGAACCTAAGTTTCGCGCAGCAAAAGGTGGTCGCGCTCGTCGTTTATGTGAGTTTAGTAAACAAGCTGCCGACACGCTTGGCGTACCTTTGATTATTGGCGTTCTTAGCAATCACCGAACTGAAGGCAAGGTCAAGCTGTACGAAAGACAGTTTGGCAAACCCAGCGGTGCTTTTTTTCTATATGGCGCGTCTACCTTAAAGACAGCGCACTAGGAGCATTAAAATGGGCGGCAAAACTTCACAAAGTACCTCTAATGTTTCAGTGCCTGAAAATGTAAAGGCAATGTACACATCCGCAGCCGATGCCGCTAATACCGCAGCTGCTCGTCCGTTCCAACAATACAGCACTGACCCTAATGCTTTTGTTGCTGGCCTAACCGGGACACAGCAAGCCGCTATACAGAACACAAATGCAGCCCAGGGCAGTTATCAGCCT